CAGGCACGGTTGTCCGACCGCAAAGGGAGAATGATCTGGTCAGTGTGGCCTCACTCCAAGAACGACGCTCTTATCGAGATGAGCGAGCGTGCCTCTGACCAGAAGAAGCGGAAGGACCCCGACGTCTTCGAGGTCACGCTGAGATACAGTGACAACCCCTTCATTGACAAGGATGAGAAGCGAAAGCGTATTGAGGCGTGGTCGAAGCGAAGTCCGGAGGAAGTTCGGTCCAGAGACCTCGGTGAATTCATCACGGATACAGTGCTGGTGTACCCGAGTTTCTCAGAGGAACTCCACGGGACGCCGAAGGAAACTGTCGAGCTTGAGGACAAGGTGGACGAGGCGATCAGGAAGAACAACGGGGTCCCCCCGGATGACTGGTGTCGGTATCTCGCCCTTGACCCCGGACACGTCGTCTGTGCCGTCCTGTTTGTTGCCGTTCCCCCTCCGTCCCTGGGGGATCACGTCGTCCTGTATGACGAGCTGTATCTTCGACGGTGTGACGCGGCTGAAACAGCGAGGATGGTTGCTGCCAAGGTGGGCGGAAAAACCTTTCAGACGTTCATCATCGACAACCGGGCCGGTCGCCAGACCCCGATGGGGTTCAACAGGACGGTCAAGCAGCAGTATGCTGACGCATTCGGTCGCTACAACGTCAAAAGCGAGATGACGGCGAACAATTTTGTTCCAGGCAGTGACAACATCCAGGCCGGCATAGGACTTGTGAGGGAGTGGATGTCTGTCAGGCCGGATGGAACGATCAAGATGAAGGTTATTGTCAACAGGACACCCAACCTGAAGCGGGAATTCTACAGATACCACAAGCGGGTGGTGGGTTCAGAGGCAAAAGAGGAGCCGGTGGACCGCAACAACCACCTGATGGACTGTTTGAGATACCTGGCAGCTCACAATATCGAGTATGCTAGGCCAATACCGGGCAAGGCACACCCGTCACCCGCCTGGAAAGCGTTTCAGAAGTGGCAGGAAGCCGAAAACGGCGAAGAAGAAAACGAGTTCGTTCACATGGGACCCGGCAGGGGCTAGACAACAGGGAGAAAAGGCATGGACTTGGAAGTTGGCACGAATTGTGTGTATTACTCGCAGGCTGACACGTCAAAGGAGCCGGAAGCGGCTGTTGTCGTGGGAACAAACGGGCTGGGTGTGCTCTACCTGACCTGTTTCCCCCGTGGCGGAGGGATTTCGTCACTCCACAGGAACGTCCACCACGTTGATTCGCAAATCCTGAAGGAAAAGACGGGAATGGCGACCAACTACGGTGGCTGGGACACGATTGCGAACGCTGCCAAGCGTCGTAAGGCTTCAATGGAGAAGGCACAGGATCGTGCCGACAAGCTGGCGAAGATAGACCAGGAGAAGCGTGACAAGGATGAGGCCCTCGCCAGAGAACTACGCCTGGAGGAGAGGGTGTGGACCCTCTACGACAAGGGACTGACTCACGCCGAGATTACGAGCGACATGGGGGCGGGATGGACTGTTGCTAAAGTCCGTGCAGTCCTGGACAAACCAGTTGAGGCCAGAATCTGATGCCGCCAGAAGGCAGGATTGACGACTATCTGAGACCACTTGTGACTGGCTGGCTCGGCAAGATCGAGCTGGGCATCCAGCACAAGAAGTGGTTTCAGGATATCTCTGACCAGTGCATGGCGTTCTTCAGTGCGTCCAGCGGGTTCATGTGGGACCCGAAGTTCAAGAATAAGTACCTGAAGACAAACACCAGCCCTCGCTTCCGGATGACGATGTCCAAGGCGTTTGAGCTGGTGGCACTGTTCGGTCCTGTCCTGTACTGGCGTAACCCCCAGAGGACCGTCAGGCCGAGGAAGAAGATTCTTCTGCGTCCGGAGCTGTTCGGCCCGGATGATATGGAGCAGACGCAGCAGCAGCAGCAGCAGTTGCAGCAGCAGATGCAGCAGGCCCAGCAGCAGATGCAGCAGTTCCAGCAGCAGATGCAGCAGCAGATGCAGCAGGACCCCATGGCTGCCCAGCAGATGCAGCAGCAGGGGATGCAGATGCAGCAGCAGCAGCAACAGCTCCAGCAGCAGATGCAGGAGCTTGCGCCTAAAGTCCAGGAGGTTCAGGAAGCACAGAACCTCTACAACGAAGCGATGATGGACCAGAAGGCTACGAACATCAAGGACGAGGCTCGTGCCAACCTGGTGGAGTCGTACCTGAACTACACTCCGGGTGAGCAGCCGGGTGGTGGCTTGGCCTATCACGCCGAGATGGCGATTACTGAAGCCCTGGTCAAGGGCAGGGGCTGCCTGTGGGTAGAGCCTTACCAGATGCCCGGATCGGACACGACCCTGACCGGCTCGTTCTACGACAAGGTTGAAAACCTGATTATCGACCCTGACGCCGAGAGCCTTCAGGATGCCAAGTGGATCGCCCGCAAGCACGTTCATCCCGTGTGGCAGGTGGAGAGAGACTTCGGTCTGAAGAAGGGAACCCTGACGGGGTCGATGGAGAGTTCCGAGTCACAGGGCGAATCCCTCGGCAGTGAGATGAGCAGCATGCACCGCAAGCAGGGCAAGACGTTTGACCTTGTCGTGTATTACAAGGTGTGGAGCAAGGGCGGTGTGGGTGCGCGGATGACCGATGTCAAGACCCCGCTGAAGGATGCGTTTGACAAGGTCGTGGGAGATTACGCCTACATCGTGGTCAGTCCAGACGTCCCGTTCCCGCTCAACGCCCCCATGGACTCAAGCGTCCTCGAAGAACCAGGACCCACGATCAAGAGTGCCAAGGACGAAGAAGTCGCTGAGATGTTCTCGTGGCCGACTCCGTACTGGCGTGATGCCCGCTGGCCGGTAGCCATTCTGGACTTCTACTCGCGTCCCGGCAGTGCGTGGCCAATCGCACCAATCGCCCCCGGACTGGGCGAACTGGTGTTCATGAACGTGATCATATCCCACCTGGCAAACAGGATTTGGAGCAGCAGTCGGGACTTCATTGCCGTCCTCAAGTCGGCGGAGAAGGAAGTCGAGAGGGTAATCAAGAGCGGAGACGACCAGGCGATCATTCCGCTCAACGAGGTGCATAGCGATATTCGACAGGTGGTGCAGTTCCTCCAGCAGCCCCAGACGAACTATGACGTCTGGAAAATCCTCGATCACGTCATGCACCTGTTCGAGAGACGGACGGGCCTGACGGAGCTGATGTCAGGGATTACGGCAACGCAATCCCGTAGCGCCGAGGACATTGCGACAAAGCGGGAGCAGATGAACATTCGGCCAGACCACATGGCCTCCAAGGTGGAGAAGTGGCAGGCCGAGGTGGCGCAGATGGAGAAGATGTGCTGTCGATTCTTCATCAAGGGTCCGGACGTGGAGCCTTTGATTGGCAAGGCTGGTTCCATGCTGTGGGATCAGCTCGTATCCAAGCAGGACCCGGAGCTGGTGGTGAGACAGATCGACGCTACGGTCGAAGCTGGAAGTGCCCGAAAGCCCAACCGCGCACGGGATACGGTCAACATCAACACCGTGATGCCGGCACTGTTCCCGGAGCTTTCCAAGCACGCGGACGCCACGACCGACACGAACCCTCTCAATGCCCTGATCCAGATGTGGGGCCGGGCCATCGACATGGATGTCACCAAGTTGCAGCTTGACAAGCGGTTGCCGCTGCAATTCCAGCCTGAATTCCAGCAGCAGCAACAGCAGCAGAACCAGCAGGCTCAACAGCAGCAACAGCAACAACTGGAGCAGCAACAGCAGGTGCAGCAGCAGCAGATGCAGATGGAAATGCAGAAGATGCAGATGGGCGCTCAGGAATCTCAGCAGAAGGTGCAAACCGAGGCGATGAAGCAGCAGGGCATGCAGGTCAAGACCCAGGCTGAAATGATGAAGATGCAGCAGCAACAGCAAATGGCTGCCATGGAAGCCCAGCTCAAGCAGCAGTTGATGCAGCTTGAGATGATGAAGGCGCAGACAGACATGCAACTGGGTGCTGCTCAAGGACAGCAGTCCATGCAGTTGGACGCTGCCAAGACGCAGCAGGCCATGCAGGCAGCCGCCATGGGCCATCAGATGGACCAGTCCAAGGCGGTGAGAGAGGCCCAGCAGGAGCAGCAGGGATTCATGGCTGACAGGGCCAAGCAGCTACAGGAGATCATGTTCAGCCAGACAGAACATCAGCAGGATCTGGGGCAGAAGGCTGACGTCCACCAGACACAGCAGCGCATTCGCAAGCGTGAGGCTGCTCAGAAGCTCCTGATAAAGCAGGCAGAGCAGCGAGAACGCTCCCGTCTCAAGAAGGAGGCATCCAAGTCGAATGGCAAGGACGAGAAGGATAAGGACGAAAAATAGTGATCTTTCCCAGAGATGGGCGAGAGAGTATAGTCCAACAGTAACTGTCAGGTACACACGGAGGTCCCGATGACTACTACACTTAGCTCAAAAGCGCTCAACCAGTTGGCGGTTGCGGTTGCGGACAACACGACAAACGACGAGGTGCGTGATCTTCTCGATGGGAGCAAGGTTCCGCATCGCCCCATCATCACGGTCACGGACGCCACCGCGACCCTGACTGCCGCCCAGAGCGGTTCTCTCGTTGTGCTCGACCGTGCCGCCGGCATTGTTGTCACGCTTCCCGAAGCCAACGCAGACAACGTGGGCTGGTACTGTGACTTCGTCATCAAGACCACGGTATCAGGCTCCAATGTCCTGAGCATTGATGCCAGCCGGGCAGCCGACTTGTACTACGGACATCTGAACTTGGAAGTCGTCAACGCCTCCACGGGGAAGATATTTTTCCCGGACCAGTCCGATGACGACAAGATTGTCATGGGCGGAAGTGATGCCACGACCGGAAAAATGGTTGGTGGATACTTCCGGGTAGAGATTGCTGCCGCGAACATGCTTGTGGTGAACGGAACGCTTCAGGCAGCGGCAGCTTGCGCAACACCATTCGCATAGGGCTAGGCATGGCGTACCCGACAGTTAGCAGCAACGAAGGAATCCAGTCGGATTACGAGTGGCTGCGAGATAATGGCAACAGCCATCGGATGGCTGAGATGATGGCGTTTCGTGAGGGTCCCCGGTCCATGACGGACAGGGAATTCTTCGAGGGGCAGGGGACCCTTGCCAAGCAGTTCGAGGGGGATGAGCGCGCACTGGATACTCTCGTTGCGAACGCTCGGGCCAAGGGATTTACTCCGAATTACAACGACGTATATATCGGAGGGCTGGCGAAGTTCCCTGGAGACCCGGAGGCTTTCATTTCTGGCAGTGGAGGACGGGGTCAGATTCAGGACCTCTGTGAACGCAGGGGCTGGGAGTGCTCAGGCTCTGTGAACGTGAAGCATCGGCAGCCAGAGACCGATCCACGGGAAGACAGGGAGAAGCTGGGCAAGGACCTGACACTGAGAAAGATGCAGCAGGCGATCAAGAATGATCCTGACAAGGCCCGCATGAAAATGAGGGACCTGAAGGACGATATCACGGACAAGCATGGTGGGAAATAATGTACCAGCCCCACCTGTCACCACAGATTCCGTCGAACCTGTCAGCGGTGGTTCACGGCGGTGAGTTTGCCGGCAACCATCCTGGCATTCGTCCGCCTGGGCTACAGCAGCAGCCGCTCCAGTCTGTTCCAGCGGGTGTGAATACCAGGAGCCTGATACACACGGAGATGATGAACAGGCTGTTTCGGCAGTTGAGGCAGCAGTCCATGGCTGACAGGTTTCAAAGGGATTTCAGGCAGTTCAACAGGCCGCCACAGGGTCAGTTTCCCGGACAGATAAAGAACATTCGGAGGAGATACTGATGCCAGTAGGCTTGAAAGATATGTCCCGACAAGAGGTGAAGTACGCTTCGATCAGCGGCTCGGGAACCATTGCCATCGTCGCAGCCATTGCCGCCACAGCAAAAGGGGACTTTCCGGCAAAGAAGATCAACGTCATCAGTTACGTCCTTGGTGGCAGTGAGACCAGTACGGCTATCTTTAAGAGCGGAACGACTGCGTTGTCCGGGGCAATCCCGGTGACAGCGACTGGCACGGTGGTGGGACCATGGAACCCGGATGGCTGGTTTGAGACGGCAGCCGGAGAGGCCCTGAATGTGACCATCGCGTCTGGCAATGGCGTAGGCCACATTTCCTATATCGAGACCTGGTAACACATGGCAACACAAGTAGTCTGGACATTCTCTGATGTTCTCGACCACTTGCTTGACCACATGGGTGGGACAAGCGAGGGGAGGAACGTCCGCATGTCCAAGCGTTCCATCCTGTCCGCCTACCGGAACCTTTCGACTGCCACCAACTGGTCGTACTACTACAAGCGTGGTCGCGTGACGACCGTGGCAGCCTATGACACCGGGACCGTGACCTACGATCACACCGGGGGCAGCAACGAGCGTGAGGTGACGCTGGTAACGGGAACATTCCCGTCGTGGGCTGCCCGAGGGATTATCCGAATCAACAACATCGACTACGGAGTGTCGAAGCGTGTCAGTGACACGGTGGTCACGTTGAGCATCAACAACAACCCAGGCGAGGACGTCACGACAGCCTCGTCGTACACCCTTGCCAGGGACTCGTATACGCTGCCTCTGGACTTCCAGTCGGCCAACCAGCTCAGGAACGCTGACAAGAACTGGGCGTGGCCCACATACGTCGCTCCCGGTGAGTGGCTGAAGCACCACGAGAGCAAGGAAGCCTCCAACGACCCGAGGATTTACACCTACATGGCTGACCCTGACTATCTCGGGGCCATGGCGGTGTTCTTCTACCCACCCCCGTCCAGCGCCAACAACTTCGACTTCGTGTACCAGCGGACCCCGCACCCCGTTAGGATCACGGACTACAAGGATGGCACGCTGACCGGCACGGCTGGCGTGGCGACCCTGACAGGGAAAGACGCAACGTGGACCCAGAGCATGGTGGGTTCCATTGTCAGGATAGGGACCCTTGAAGATCACCCGGACGGGATCGACGGATTGAATCCTTACCAGGAGGAGAGGGTTATCACATCGGTGGACAGCGCGACGTCCATCACGGTGGACCAGGTTCTGGACGATGGCCACACGAACGTCAAATACAGGATTTCAGACCCTCTGGATATCGAGCAGGGGGCCATGTTCGAGGCGTTCCTGGCGCTTGCTGAGGCACGACTGTCGATCCTGACCAAGTCGGATGACGTGGGGATGAAACAGGGCATCTATGCCGGAGCGTTACGGTTGGCGATGCAGGCTGACAACAGGGACTTCAGTGGCCAGGATGACTCGATCAACTATCCCGTCCACCACCTGCGGGACTTTGCGACAGTTACACCGAATTCGTAGGAGACAATTCGATGGGTAGACGATACACAGGTAACGGTTCCGCAGCGAGTGGTGCCAACAAGACCGCGCTCAACCTGATCTCGGCAGCGACGATTCGTCCGGCGCTCTACGATCTTGTCATCGGTAGCGTGGCCACGCCGGCTGACGCTGCTGTCAAGTGGCACGTCCAGAGGACCACGGCAGTGGGAACCGAGGGCAGCGGGTTCACCCCGATTGCTCTCGATCCTGGTGACCCGGCATCCTTGGCAGACTACGCGGTGGCCCACTCCAGTGAGCCGACCTACACGTCGAACGCCGTGCTGCTCCAGATTTCCATGAACCAGCGTAACACCTTCCGCTGGGTTGCCGCTCCGGGTGGCGAGCTGATCGCTCCGGCCACGGCGAACAACGGTCTGGGTTGCAAGACCTCGTCTGTCAGCACGGGGACCACGGCATACGAAGTGGTGATGTTCCATGAGGAGTAAGGATGTCCGACAAGAAGTGGACAGCACTCCGACCAAAGGGAACGTCAATACTGTCGGGTCCTGACGGGGTGATCGAGGCCGACACGCTCCAGTGCGTCCACTGTGGATGCCACTGGCAGGTACAGCCCGGCAGCGGAAAGCTGCGAGGGTTCTGCTCGCGTTGTAACGGCCCGGTCTGCGGACCACAGTGTTCTGAGTGTGTGCCCATGGAACGCCAGCTTGAGATCATGGAAGGTTCCAGTAACGGGACCGAGGTGTCTGCATCAGTTCTCTGGACACCTGGGAGCTGACCTATGTCGTTGCTGACTGATCTCAAGGCGTACTGGAAACTGGATGAAGTTTCCGGCGCGCGTGTAGACGAGGTGGCAGGCCATAGCCTGGCAGACAACAACACCGTGACTTACGGAAACGGAAAGCAGGGACGGGCTGCGTCATTCGCTGCTTCCACTAGTGAGTTTCTGAAAGTCAACGACCACGCAGACCTGTCGCTGGGAGGTGTCGATGCGTTCACGGTAGCGTTCTGGGCCAAGTCCGGGGACACAGGGTACACACCTCTCATATCGAAACGCAGCGATGCGGATATCGGACATACATCCGGCAACGAGTATACGTTTACCCAGTTTGTCAAGTCGGGAACTCCAGGTGTTACGACCGCAACATACGAGATTCAGTATGCTGTTCACTGGTCCGATAAAGCGGGGATAGGGACAGGTTATCTCCCGTGGAAGGAAGGTTGCGATAGTGGAGACCCTTACTGGATTTTTGGCTGCTTCAGCCTCAACCAGACGACAGGGCAATGGCGATGGGCGATAGGTCCGTGGAGCACCTGCGACATATACACACCCACATATTGGTTCCCTTACATGGATGGGTCAGTCCCTGCGTTTACTTACGGAACTCTCGCGTCGGACAAACGCGGGGGTTCGGACACCGCGCACCCATTCAGGCTGGGTGCCGGAAACGACAGCGGCCCATTTTATGATGGAATGATTGACGAGGTAGGAATCTGGCACAGATACCTGTCTGACGGAGAGGTGGAGTCCCTGTATAACGGAGGAGCCGGGACGACATATCCGTTTACGGTGCAGGGTGGTTCAGACCTGGACTGGCTCTCAACCGGCTCCTTGGAAGCCCTGCATAGAAGGCATCACACCCCGGAGCGTACCAACCCGGTATTCGTGAACTACGACTACTCGTGGTCCGGATTCCTAAATGACAAGTTCAATGATGTGCCGGATATCACCGACTGGGGTTCACCACCAGAGGTCCCTGTGCTCCCACGCGAGCACAGGAGAGCGCCGTACCGGGCTTACAGCCAGGAAGACGGGAACATATATCCGGACGTGAGCGACTGGTGGTTGCAGGCGTCTGAGCCTGTGATGCCCCGCAAGGGGACTGGTGAGAGGGCTTACTGGGCGTCTGGGATGGACAGGGATTCGGCCAGCGGGGAGCCATCAATACCCACCACCAATCCAGGAGTATCAAGTCCGTCCAGCGCCACGGGCGGAGGAGATGATGATGTCATTCCGCCGACAGCAGAGCCTTCCATCGACGGAAAGTCAGGACTGTACATACCAGAGAGATCGGACCTGGAAGACAACCTCAGACCCCGAGTGGATGATCCGGAATAATGGCAGACGCACCATCAACAAGCATCGTCATCAAGGACTTTCCTGGTCTCAAGAGAGAGACGGATGTCAGGGACCTGTCCCCCGGTGCATCAGACAAGCAGATCAATGCCGTGTGCGAGGACGTGGGCATCCTACAGTCCCGTACCGGGTACGCGGTTGTGAAATTCGAGGGTGAGTAATGGACGATATTGGATTCATCGGCTTCATTGATCTGGACGACACGCTGCCGGTGGCTATCCAGTGCCGCAACTCGTCAGGTGTCGTGTCAGCCCCGTCCTCAGCACCGACCTACACGGTGTACCCGCCTGGGTTCTCGGCATATATCGCCACGGGGTCACTGGATGACAGCGACAAGGACTCGAAGGTAGGGTTCCGGACGGGCAGCATCGCGGCAACGTCATCAACGGGGTACGAGACCAACAAGCTCTACACCGTGATCTACGAATACACGGCTGACAGCCAAGACAGGGCGGCCACTGGCACGTTCATGGTGACCTGATGTCGATGACGGACTTCTGGAAGGACTTTGGCCTCGGGCTGATGAACCTGTTTGACCTTCCGGGGTCAATGGTCAGGGACGTCTTCGCACTTGAGAACCCCCTGGACCAGTTGGCTGACCCCTTCGGCCACGAGGACAGGGCTACGGGTGCTGATGTCCTCCGTAAATACGGGGTCGAGGACCCCGGAATGCTGTCCGGCATGGGGGTGGAGATGCTGCTGGACCCCATGAACCTGATAGGGGGCCTGGGCGCACTGAAGGGTGCGAAGATGTCCGCCAAGCTGGGTCCCCGATACCGGACCATGTTCCGGAAGCGTATAGAAAACCTTGATGAGTTAGGCAGCATCCGGGTTACCAATGACATGAAGATTCTTCCACCGTCCGATCCGGTGGAGCGAGCACTTCTGCGGGAAATACCTCCGGGAAGTAAGCGTCTTGATGAGGGCGTGGAAGCCATGGCCTTGGAAACACCCCAGGGCGGAGTGGTTCGGGTAGCCCGATCTCCTCTAGACGAGGGGAACATACATCCGACTGATATGCCTGAATCAGCGATTGCAGAAAGCATGAGGATTCCGGACGTAGAGCAAATGGTCCCGATCAGGCGACATGCGGTTATCAGGTCTGATACTGCCACCCCCGCGATGGAGCAACTAGATATCCCCCCTGGTCAATTCCCCTCTCTTGAGTTGACGCCGCCCACTCTCTCCAGGTTGAGAGCGGAAGCACTGTCTAGCCCGCATTCTGCTGGTCCTCGATCTTCCTGGTTGCGAGCGCAGGAGGCGCCAAGCCAGATAAGATCAAGCGATATCCCCTGGACTGGTCCGCATACATCAGACTTTTCTTCCGCTCCACTTTCTAGGTCTGCGGCGATAGAAGCAGAACGTCACGGAGTTAGGTCGCATCTTAGGCGGCAAAACTGGCCCGCTACGCCTGCTACGGATGAAGTCGTCTTGCGTCATTTGGATGTTGAGGACCGGCGGATAATTGCCCCACTTCTAGATGCAGCGATGGGGCAGGGCGGAGACATGTCCACGGCAGGACATATGCGTAACGTCGAGGCTGGAATAGGAAACATAAGCGTTGAGGACATTCGTCATTCTCTGGGGGCAACCGATGACGAGATGTTCCGTGCCATGAAGAAGTATCATGAAGCGAGGAGGGATCTAGCAACTCCAACCCCAGGCCACGAGGTTATCCAGATCACGCATTCCCCCAAGCTGGAGGAGATACCCGGCGGGAAGCTAACCGCTGGACAAGGGTCGGGCGTCACACAAGTGATGGACGATGCCGAGAAGGCGGCGTATGTGAGACGGCAAGCCGAGGTTCACGCCGGAAGCGATGACGCAGCGAGAGCAATACACAATCAAGAATTTGAAGCATGGAAGACCCAAGTAGAAATGCAGGACCTGGAGCCATGGGACGTCAAGGACCTGGGGGCAAAGCGCGGAAAAATGCACAACCTGATGCTGGACCCGGATACCGGACGGGCAGTGACCAACGATCCGGGGGCATTGAGAGAGACCATGATGCCAGAGGAGTATGCCGGTAGAGCCTTCCATGAACCGACTGTCGTCGATATCACAAGCAACAGGCCAATCAGCAATAAGATAGTACAAGCCATCAATGAGCTGTGGGACCCGATCACAGCAGTGACGGGACACAGGGCAAGGACGAGGGCAGCAGTGGCCGGGATGAAACCGGGGATGTACGGAAAGATCATGCCATACATCGCACCCGTTATCCCGCCTTCTCTCAGGATGTCGCGTCCGTTAATAGGAACAGAGGAAGAAGAACCGGATGTACTTGGGGCGCTATAAGCTGGGCGAGTGGGTTCCGTTGTCCGTGCAATGCAGGGATGCCAGCGGTGACGCTGTCGATCCGGACAGTGCCCCCACGGTAACGGTCTACGACGGGGACTTCGCTTCCGTAGTCAGCGGAAAGACACTGCCGGCAAAGGATGTCAGCAACAGGACAGGGATGTTCGAGATCGAGGGCAGGCTGGCTTCAGGATTCAGCGAGGGCGTGCATCACGCTCTGTTCCAGTGGTCAGCAGGAAGCCACAGTGGGGCGGAGCTGAAGCGTTTTCGGGTGGTGGGTGGTGGTCACCAGGACGGGGCGTACACGGCAATGCAGCATTACAAGCGCCCACAGGCCAGCCACATAGTCGGCCATCTTGACTCTGGTGTTCTTGAATTCAGGAAGAATCCGAGGACGAGCGGATGAGTGATAGCTTCACAGCCAGGGTTCCAGTCCCGACGTTCACCAAGACGGCGGACGGTAATATCTATATGTCCCGTGGCGACCAGCCTGTGAAGCGATGGGACGGGCTGGCGTCAGACTTTGTGGACGCGGGGGTACCGGCACCCGGAACGGCTGTCACCGTAGCAGCATCGGGGACGGGTTCAATCGTTGGCACGATCTATGGCTACCTGAGATTCCTGGATGCCGATGGTCGCCAGAGCAACCTGTCTCCACTGTCCTCCTCGTACAACATCGCTGTCAGCAGCGGGTCAACCACCGCAGCCACCAACGCCAGCCCTGTACAGATAACCACGAACGCGGCCCATGGCCTGTCCACGGGTGCGTCTGTCAAGATCAGTGGAGTCAGGGGGAACTACGGCGCAAATGGACGCTGGGCAATTACCGTGGTGGGTACAACGACATTTACACTGGATGAATCAGAGGGCACGGGAGACTACACCAGCGGTGGTGAGTGGTCAGGCGGGGCCTCGACGATCAACTACACGGATGTCGAAGTCCCCACGGACAGCCGTGTCACAACGAGACAGATCCTCAGATCAAAGGACGGGTCAGTCAATGTCTTCTACATAGACGTCACTGACACAGACCTGACGGACACGAGCTTCAGTTCAACCAACACGGACGACGACCTCGGTGCCGCAGAGGAGGTGACCCTGATGGACGACAACGGCAATGACTTTGCCGTGTCTGTTCATGGAGAGCCACCCGGACTGAAGCAGGTGTTGATCTCCCATTACAGCCGCCTGTGGGCTGCCGTGGACATGACGTATACGGAGGGCAGCGTCGTATTGACGAACAGCTCGACCACCGTCACCGGGATCGGAACCGGGTGGACGTCGAGCATGGCGGGGAGAGTGTTGTACCCGAACGTGTCCGGCAACACCAAGAGCTACACGATCTCATCAGTGAACACCACGAACCAGACGCTGACGCTGTCATCAGAATACGACGGAACAACGTCACCCTTTGCTGACTATGCCATTGCCCCTGGCGGGCAGAGTGCTCTGAGAATCTTCTACAGTATGGTGGACTACCCGGATTCGTGGAACAAGGAGGAGGCGGACGGTGATTACCTGACGATCACCGAGGACCCGCAGGCTGGAGACATGACTGGCCTGATGCCGCTGTCCAGCTCCCTGTTCGTCCTGTTCGAGCACAGGCTGTATCGACTGGAATACGTCACCAGTCCCAAGGACGACGGCAGGGTGTTCCTTGGTACATGGCGAGGATGTGTCAACCAGAAGTGCTGGGTCACTGTGGAAGGCAATGCCTACCTGCTGGACCGGAAGGGGATATACGCCTACGACGGCAGGCAGGCCCAGGAGCTGGCATCAGACCTGCAACCGTTGTTCTCCGGCAGGGGTGAGCTGGCGATTAACTGGCAGAACGCGGACAACTTCCATGCGGCACACTACCCCAGCGAGCAGACAATCAAGTGGTTTGTCTGCCTCTCTGGGATGAGGTATCCTAGACACGCCCTGTGCTACCACTACATCCACGCACGATGGTGGGTCGAGGAGTATTCCAGGCCCGTCACGTCATCCACAGTGGGAGAGCTGAACGGAAGCCGGCAGTTGTATCTGGGTCTTGACGACAGGCAGGTGGTAGCACCAAACACCGGCTCCCTGGACGGGTTAGGGACGACGGACGGAAAGATATCCGGAACTCTGGGTGAAGCCACACAGGTCACAGCCAGTGACCCATCGGCACAGTTCAACACAGCGGTGATCGGCACACCCATCCAGATCACAGACGGCAGGGGCAAGGGCCAACAGAGGGTTGTGGTTGCAGCAAGCGGCGAGAGGCTTACGGTTGACCGGCCATGGCTGGTGAGGCCGGATAACACGAGCAAGTACCAGCTCGGTGGCATACGCTGGAGCTGGAAAAGCGGAATGCTCCGCTGGGTCTGGACGGACAGTAACGACGTGCGTGGATTTGAGTTGGTGTTCCAGCCCGATGACGGCTCACGTCTCTCCGTGAGGCGTTACCTGGACCATTCGACAGAGGCAGACCTGATGCAGTACGACCGTGCCCAGTCAGAGGGGGACGGGTCAGCTACTGAGAAGGGTTCATTCGATATCGTAGTAGACACAACAGAGACCACTGGTGTTGTAGAGCACTTCTTTGATGGGGTGCGTCAGGGACGGACAAAGTCACCGATGTATGTGCGTATCGAGGTGGAAGGTGTACCATCCACCGATAGGCAGAAGGTGTTTGAGGTGTCCGTCCATGGAGTGCAGCAGTGAGCTTGAAGTCTCTATTCGGTGGGGTGATTGCCAACCTGACACAGAGGGAGTGGTCTCCCGAGGTGCAGGAGTTCGTTGAGGCGCTGGTTGCAGCGTTGTCGTCATCCGATGGCATAACGCTGGACGAGCCTTTGGTGCTCAACAACAAGACCAACGGGCCAGCCATCAGGATCAACAACACGGGCGACAGCAATCACAGTGGCCTGTCAGTCATCAATGACAACGGTGAGCAGTCAACACTGGGCGTGGGGATGGGGTCAGAGGGGATCGTGGCCAACGAGTTCGTCCCCTTGGTGAACTACGCGCTGGACCCTGATCTTGTTCACCAGAAGTATTCTTCCACCGGGGGTCACGGTGGTGCCACGACTCTTACTCCTGACAGTACGGAGAACCCCAGCGGGTCGCCTGCTGGTCCAGGCATAGACAAGAAGACACAGGGGGGTGCTGACCTCAAGAGCGGATACAACACGGGAAACAGCGGAACCGGCATACCCGGACTGGTGGGCATAGACCCTCCGACGTTCGTGGTAATGGCTGGGTATGGCAAGATGCTGGCCAGCTTGCAGAAGTCCTCCCGTGTCAACTGCTCGGACTCATCGACACTTCAGGGGAGCCACCCACCTGATACAGCACACCAGTTGACCCTCAACGGGAACCCCCTGTGGTGGATAAAGAACCTGCACGGGTGGGCTGTCAACCGTGGTGAAGTGACTTCCGTCTACGAAGAATACCTGGAAGTGAAGCGGGAGATCATCGGAGACACGGTCACCGTGGCCAAGCCTCCAGTCTTGAGGACAAGCAGTTACGAGGATGAGACCATCAGTGGTATCTCCTACACGGACGTAGAGGATGACAGCCAAGCTCGTACTGCCACGTCAGGGGGAGTCAGCGAGTCGCAGGTTGTTGACCCTCCGTATGACGTGGAGACAGCGTATGTCGATGGGTCAGAAATCTACATCCGGTGGGTCAGTAACGGCACGGGGGTGACAGACAGCGGTGGCAGTCCCGTGTGCTATATAGACCTGAACGTGGATGCCAGGGAGTGGGTGGCATCATGAAGCGAAAGAAAAGAAAGCTGGGCGGGAAGATTCGCAGCATGCTCACCAAGGGCGTGCCTGGAGCGAACACGGTCTCCGTGGTCATCGTGTCTCACAACTACGGCAGGTTTCTAGGGGAGTGCATTCAGAGCGTTCTGGCCCAGACCAAGCGTCCACGGGAGATACTGGTTGTTGATGACTCCTCATCAGACAACACCGCACAGGTCGCCAAGGATTACAAGCGTGACGGGGTCAGGTATGAGCGGGTGGCGTACCGGGACGTGTACCTGTCACGGGGATTCGGGTTCAGGAACACCAAGAGCGACATAGTCTGTTTCGTTGATGCCGATGACATGATGGAGCGTGACTACCTGTCCGGGGGCATGCCCCTGTTCTCTGATTACAGGGTGGGGATTGTCACGTCAGACCTGCACACCATAGGTAACAGGTACGAGACAAAGCACTATCCGTCGTTCAACCGTGACATGATGGAGAGGGACAACTACATCCATTGCAGTGCTCTTGTCCGCAGGCACGCACTGAATCTGACCGAAGCCTTCGAGAAGGACGCCATCGGGTATGCACCCATGGCAGACTGGTACATCTGGAGAGAGGTTCTTCGTGCCGGCTGGTCGGTGGGCAAGCAGGATTCCATGCTGCTGTACCGGATGCACGGAAAAAACGAACACCTGAACAACGGCAGCGTGCCCTACTACAAGTCTGCCAGTCTTGAGATGGAAGACCTGACCCTGTTCATTCCACTGTCAGGCAGGGACTGGGCATGGCCCCGGATGCGTGAGTTCCTTGAGGAGCAGACGTGGCCAAAGGAACAGATCAAGCTGCTGATGTATGACGGCAGTGACGATGTGGAATTTGGTGAAGAAATCAGGGAGTGGTTGTACCAGTCCGACTACCCGGATGTCCGCTACGTCAAGAGAAAGGCCAGCCGCGCTGGTCTGGCTGACATGGACAGGCGCAAGAAGGACATTCAAGCGGAGGTGACGCTTGAGGTAGGAAAAATTTACAACCGGATGATGCGGGACGTCACAACCGAGTTCGTGTGGATACTTGAGGACGACGTAATTCCTCCCAGGGACGTGGGGTTACGACTGATGAAATCGTTTTCCTCGCGGGTTGCGTCTGTCGCTGCCCCATACCGGCAGAGGTATACCGACGCCTATTGTCACTGGGACAAACGCCGGGAGCTGTGCCGGCAACAGGGAGAGGGTGTTGTCCGCGTTGGTGGAAACGGCTTCGGCTGCACGATCTTCCGCCGGTCGTGCCTTGCGAACGAGGTACTGTCAGCAGACACGTCATGCTGCAACGGCTGGGTGGACTCAGCGATCTACAAGCGATTGAACGACGACACTGGATACAGGTTCCTGGTGGACTGGTCCTGTGAGGCCGAGCACATCGAGGACATCTGGAACGAAGTGGATGCTTCTGGTAAGCTCCTCGAAACGAGGTGAACAATGGCGTATACCCCGCCCGCACAGCGTTCTAGGCAGAACGGAATTGCCAACCAGTCGATGTCCGGCAACGCCCAGAACATGGGTGCTCCGCAGATGTCCATGCAGGCCCCGCAGCCAGCGGGTCAACAGTGGGCAGCACCACCCACCCCCAATCAGGGTGGAGGGGGACAGCCTCCGCCGTGGCAGTCGCAGATGAGCATGGGTGCTCCTCAGCAAACGTCCATGGGTGCGCCGCAGCAGCCTCAGACTTTCGGTTTTACTGGCTCAGTGCAGCCTCAGACTGTCGGTCCGCAAGGTCCGGGACAGATGACCAGTCAGTCCCATCCTTCGTTCTTCCAGAACACAAGGTACGCTGGGCAAGGTCCGCCGCCTAGTGGTGCGCAGCCGCCAGGCACAGGCACAGGAGACTGGGTAGAAGATCCATGGGCGGCACCCGTCCCCGGTTCCCCTGTTGGACCAGCGGGAGGTTCTCCGGGGATGCCGGGGTGGCAGCCTGACCCCTCTCAGCCCGGTGGAGTCCCGCCAGCCCCCTTCGATCCTAACAACCCATGGGGTGGAGCACCCGGCGGATTCATTCCCGGCATGAATCCCTACCCATCGGTCCCGGCTGACCCCTCTCAGCCCGGTGGAGTCCCGCCAGCCCCCTTCGATCCTAACAACCCATGGGGTGGAGCACCCGGCGGATTCATTCCCGGCATGAATC